TCTTGTTAATTGTGTTATTGTTGGATCGAATGTCAATCTTCTCTAGCTCCAAGGCTAGGTAGGTCTGAGCCACCTGCTCTTCGGCTAGGGCTTGCTCCTGACGGTTCTGAACCCGTAGGAAGTCAGCATACACAGCGTGAGCAATGTAATTGAAGAACTCACCTGGAACCTCTACCGTTGAGTTGTAGTAATCCGAGGTGACGGTAAAAGGGGTGAACTCTTTTTTATATGTAACAAATGCACTTCCATCCTTGGTATCAGCTATGTTTAATATTTCTGCTCCTCTAGACGTAACAAAGAACTCATACTCTTTTGCTGAATTATTAAGAAACGGTTGCTGTCTATGTATTCTTTCAAACTCGCCTATGTTGGCTACATCAACAACAAAGGGTGCGGGAGCTGTCGAACTGCCTTCAACAGACCAACCACTTTCAGGATATTCGTTGTTTCCTGTTCCACCCATAGACCCGCTATAAAGTTTAGTATTGCTAAGAAGTGGAGTTCCGAGAACAATAAAACCATCGCCCCCCGCTGCCTCAGACACTAAAGAATATAGTGCAGTTGTGCCGTCAGTATCATACAGTATATAAGTTGGAATACTATTGACTGTTCCAAATCGTTTATACAAGCCGTTTGCCGCCGTAGTGCCAGCACCATAAACGTGAAAACTGTCCTCGGACGTTTGAATTACTTGACCAGGAACAATTGTCCTTGGTTCGCCTACCACGGAATACCTGGGCCACACTGGGCTTTCGTCAAATGCCTGTTGAAACCTACGGTTAATGAAGTGACTTAACTGATCCTGTTCAGTTACATCAAGTTGACCACCAGTTCCTATTAGAGCTGATGTTATCTTAAATAGGTCGCCGTAGGTTCTGGTCTGCATTAGATTTTATTTGGGGTAAGTTCAGGAAACTTCTTATTGTAATACTTTAAAAATTCTTTAGAATGCACAGTCTCTTGACCATACTTCTGTGTTAGTCGGAAGTATTCTCTTGCGGGAATAGTTGCAACTGGTTTGCCAAGTGTTGGGTGTGTAGTCCCCTTTAGTGCTTGGGCTTCTTTGGCTGCCTGTGCAACTCGTTGTTTTTCGGTCTGCTGCTCCAGCTTGAAACCGTTTTTAATCTCATTCATGAAGGCACGATCAATCTCGCCATCAGAATATTTCTTTAGATTAGGAATGATGATATCCATATTAAAAAAGGCGGGGGGCTTGCGCCCCCCAACCAGAATTTAATTAAAGACGAGCCATTTCGAAGAAAACGGTGACGCTTCCTGCGTTAAGTTCGTTTAATGAGTAAGCACCGCCAGCACCAGGAGTGAAGAGCAATTTGAACTCTTTTCCGTCTGCTGTGTATAGTTTACCATTTACTGTGTTGGCATCTCCACCTGCGGTGAAGTAAGAACCATCATTGTAAGCATAAGTAACTTCAGTACCATCAAGGTGAAGCTGTGATGCACCGATGTAACCAGCTGCTGTATCATCATCACCAACGGTGAGTGTAAGACTGATTCCGCTTCCGCTGTCATCAAATGCTTCATTGAGCTTGTAAGCAACCTTTTGTACTACTGCACCCTGTGGGATGTCGTAGCTAATTGTGTGAGTTGCATCATCGGCTTTTGTTCCGATAACGGCAGCTGCAAAGTCGCCTGACTTGATAGTGATTGAATCGGTAAATGTCGAATTACCTGCTTCGTTTACTGTTAATTGTGGCATAGTATTATATCTCCTTTGTTAATTAGTTAATGATTTTGCCGTGAGCGCCAGGATGGTATACACCGAGGGTCAAAGCACAATCAACGAAACCACGCTCACCACCACCAAGATTTGGCAGACGAGTGCTTCCCATTGGGATAAGCTCGTGAATACCGTAGTATTCTGGGTTTACAATGTAACCAGTGTCTTGGTTAGTTGTATCAGGAGCGCAATCAGGGTTCATGTTTACAATAGAAACAACACCGTGGTCGGACTCATAAAGGTCAACAGATAGCTTAATGCTACCGCTGTTACCGTCGTAGTTAACCGAACGAACATTGTCTGTAGCAGAACTAGTTGTACGAGCGAAGTCGGCGATCTTGCTACGAAGAGCGGTATCAGCAACAAGCATAAGGTTGTTTGTAGAACCAGTTACACGGAAAAGTGAACTAATAATTGAATTAAGTTCACTTTCTGTGAAGTTACCAGCATCAACTTCAACAGAGCCTGTTGGAGTAGCAAACGCAGCAGGAACATCAGATGCAATCGCAAGGTCACCAGCTTTACCGCTAGCAAGCCATTTGCCAAGTCCACGAAGTTGGTTAGCTGTTCCAGCACCATCCTCCGTTGCTTTGTCTTGAGTTCCAGAGATAGTTGCTTCAACGTCGCGTTTTAGTTCGCGGATAGCTTTGGCTTCAGCCTGAGCAATCTTAGCGGGACCAACAGAATCGACAGCTTCTTGCATATCGGAAACCATGTAGTCACGGCGGAACTTTTGAACACGATTGCCGAGGCGAGCGCGGCCAGCGAACTGGTCAGTGAATGCAGTAACGTCAGCACCTTCAGCGATGCCAGCAGTCTGTGGAGCCGAAAGGCTATCAACAGTCCACTCAACATTTGTTGCAGATGCACGTTCTTTGTTAGCAGAGGAAAGGATAGGAGTTTCTTCTGGAGCGAGGATAGTCAAGACATCAGTCAAGTCTTCGCGGTTAGAAACGCCCGATCCTGTATTAGTAGTATCGAATGTATTTGAGAATGACATTGTATTTAATGATTATTTAATGAGTTATTGTGTTATGAGCGATTGCTCATTTTGAGTCGTCGAAGAGCAGCAAAGTCTCTAGCATTACCCGTTTCTTTAAACCTGGCTTCTAATTCTTTTAGAGCCTTGGCAGTTCTTCCCATTCCTTTTTCGGATTGGGCAGAGACTGGATTACCTGTTCGTGGAGGATTTAACGTAGGAGCTTTCTTGGTACTCCCTACTAGTTTACGGCCATGTATGCTATTTGTAGCATGGGCAAACCAATAATCTAGTTGGGCGGCGATGTCAGGAGTTTCACGTTTCAGAACACTTTTTAGTTTCTTGAATCGTTCGTCTCCTACTGTAGCTTCAAACTGTCTGCGTAAGTCGTTGTCCTCACCTTCTAGCCAAGATAGCTCTTGCTTCGCTTGGGTGTCGAACTGCTTTGTTAGCACTTCTCCCTCCGCACGTAGTTGAACCTTAGATAGTTGGTCAGGTAGAAAAGTTTTCTGTGCTTTACGCGCTCTTAATAGAGACTGCCGCACATCCTTCTTTGTCCACTCCTTACCTTCAACTTCTGTTACTACATCATCTGCACCATAGCCATCACTTTCAAAGATCAAATCTTCAGCCCATTCAATTACTTGGTCAACCTCAGCGGCTTTCTGTTGTAACTTTTCGACAGTATCAAGATTCCCGTATGGGTTGTTCTCGACCTTTTTCGTTTCTAGTGGGTTAGGTTTTTCTTTGAGTCGTGCCTCAAGTTGAGTAAGCTTTTCTTCTGCAGCCTTTCGTTTTGCAGTCAATTCTCCGAATCGAGCTACAGCACGGCTACCAAGCTTATCAGCCAGTTCGCGCAAATCGTCCTCGGACATTTCGTCCAGGTCTAACTGTGAAAGAACATCTTCGGATTCTGGGGATTCTTCCGATGTTTCTGCTTCCTCGGTATCTACCGATTCTTCAATAACCTCTTCAGTTTCCTGCTCAATAACTTCTTCGGCTTCCTGCTCTTGGGGCTGTTCAGTCCCAGGAGTAAGATCACCAATTCGCTTTTGAGCAAAATCCGTGACGGATATATTTGTTTTGTCCACTGATATTTTACCTGCCTCAGCGTCAGCAGTTGCTATTTCTTCTGTCATAATTTGTCCACTCATTAACGCCGAGCGATGGCGATTTTTGAATTATAACACAGGTAGTTACATGCGCTCGGAATGCTTCTTAGAAAGCTCCTGCCAATTTACTAATTGTAGCACTTGATCGTAAGTAATAATACGACCTGATACCTGTTGTATGTTGTCACTGGTTGCCTCATGCAACTCAGCAATAGTTTCTTCACGTAGTTCGTGAAGCATTTTAATGAAGCGAGCAAACGCCTCGTAGTTATGAAGTGTTTTTATGTCGTCTTGTATTTGCATTATATCTCCGTGTATTGCGTGACGTTAAACAGATTCTGAATATTTGTCAATAGACCGAGACTAGAGACCCTGTGTATCAATCTGACCCATCTGAGCAGGGGCTGTGCCTACTCGTCCGATCTGTGCGTTCTGAGCTTGTTGCATCTGGAACGTGTATTGACCTACATACTTCTGTAACCTAGCGGCAAACGCTTGGTCAGTCTGTAGACGTTGTGCGACATCTGGCTGTTGTCCGTATTGCTCTACGACTTGAAGGGCAATCTGTGCGCCAGCAGGTCGAGCAGGCATTTCAATACCAGCAAAGATTTTAGCCAAGTCATCTGTAACTTGTTCAACCACTTGTTGCTGTGCAGTCTCGACAGGTTGTAGGACGGCATCAGCCATTACTGGGTCAATGCTTGCGGCGGCAACATCTAGTAGGCTATCTACGTTTAGACGGTTGTTAGCGTTCAACTGATTCAATGCCACAAACTGTTGTAGTTTTTTTTCTACAGTTTCTGGGTCATTGTTCTGAACGTCAAAGTTAACCATGATGTCAAAGTTTTCGTCAGGGTTACCCTTGTCAAAGACTTGAGCGTCAGGAACACCAGTTACACGGAAGAACACTTCGTCTGGTCCAAAGCGTTGGAAGCACTTGTAAGCCATCCCAATTACCTCAGCAGTGTGGCTAAGGAACTTATCTACCAAGAACTGCTTCCGTATTTGGCTGATTTGAGAACCTTCGTCTAGCCCTACTAACTTATCCGATAGGTTAAGCAAGGTGTCTTCCATTTCAATGGAACCAGTAGGTGGTGGGGGTGTAGGAGCAAAGTCCAGATCACCCTTACGGCGATACGGAATCAATCTGCCTGGTCCCCAATCGTTGGGAGCCTGACCAACTGGGTGAAGGATGGGAGGTAAAGTAGCTATGCTGTTGCGGTCAACTCGTGAGTCACGCTCAACCTTAACTTGGTTTTGTAGGCCACGTAGGATGGACGGCACAGTAGTTGTGTCATACAAACGCTTACTGTCCTCAGATAGCTTTGTAACTACTACAGGATAGTCTTCGTATCCATTGAGTAGTTCAAACTTGGCATAGCCTGGGGCTAGTTCATTACCACTAAACTCCTTGTGGAATACTGTGCAGTAAATGCCTTCTGCTCCATCTTCTGGGTCAATAAGACGTTGATAAGCATAGCAGATTTCTACTAGCTCATCGGCTTCATACGCATTGTCAGATAGGCTGATGCTGCGACGACCTTCTTGCTCACGCTCAATGGAGTCAATGTTTACACCTCTATACTTAGATATGATGTAGTCTACAAAGTCCTCATCCCATCCGTCAGTAACTACCTTATTCTCTAGTTCCTGTGGTGTGTAGTAGGTCTTCCAGAAGCAATACGGTGCGCGTTGCGGGTCAGTGACGTATGGTGGGAAGAAGAAGTCACCATCTGGTGCAAGTGTCTTAACATCAGGAGCATTAACTTGTCTACGAACGATAGGTAGTTCAGCGACTCCAGTCTTTCTTAGTTCACGTAATGCTTTCTTAGCACGCTTCTTTGTTGTTCCCTCAAAGGTTGCTTGGAGCAAGGCAACTAGCTGTTCGTCATCGTTGCCATTCTGTATAGCGTCAGCAACGTCAGGACTAACCTGTGCAATTTGATTCAAATCCAGTTGTTGCAGGATTCTACGATCTTCTTTCTGCCAACCAATATATGTAATCAATATACCTCGCTCAAGCAAATAATTAGCTCCTAGCTCCATTTCACGGTGGAACCTAGGTATGTATCCAGAAGATACCATCCACTTTAAGAAACCAGAAACTACTCGGCTACGAGCAATGTCTCCGCTTTCTACTGGGAATGCCCTGACGTTTGCACGGTTCAGGGATGCTATAAATAATGATACTAGCCTTGTGATGCGCTCATCAATGAGGTGGCACTCCATATCGGACGCACCCTCCCAAGGGAAAGCGTCGGCTCCATGCTTACGGTGGTCACGGCTCTTGCCTGGCCAGAAGTTTCTGCGGTCATCGTAAGATGTGCGGCAGAGGTCAAAGTATGCTTCTAGTTCAACAACCGTTTGGTCATAGGCTAGACGGAGAGTCTTAATATCTGGCT